GCCCCCGGTACTGCCACCCCTGCGGGTGCCCCGGCAGCGCCCCCGGCGCAGGCCGAAATTTACCAGAGCCCGACCGAACTGGTGAACCTGTACTCCAACCTAATGAAGCGTCAGGAGGCTAACCGCCAGATCGATCGCGGCATCGGCCTGATCGGCGCTTCGCTGGCCCACGAGGAAAATCGCAAGGGTATTCTGGCAGCCTACATGGCCGACCCTGCCGAAAATCCGGCGACGCTCATCGAGAACATGATGAAGATGAACGCCGGGCAAGCGGCGATGTCGCAGAAGGCGGCGCAGCGGGCAACTGTACCCGCAATTGCGGCGAAGTACGGCCTCGATGTCGCAACGGCCCAGTACCTTTTCGATACGGGCCAACTCGACAAGGTGATCGCCGAAGCGGAGAAGCCTAACAACGAAGTCGTTAAACAGGAAGACGGCACTTTCGTCATTGTTGACAAAACAAACGGCAACATCTCATCGCCGATGGGTGTCCCAAAGAAGCGCGAGATTGAGCTTGTCGATGACCCGAAGACTGGCGGCAAGCTCGCCGTATACAAGGACGACAAGACCCCGGTTGGCAAGAACGACATTCCAGGTACCGGGGTGACCACCGATCAGAAGGACTACGAGGCGTATCGGCTGGATCAGGAATCCCGTCAGCAGCCTGTCAAGTCCTTTGACGAGTGGAGGCTCACCAAGCCGGTCACGACGAAGGTGGACGTCAACACAGGCGATAGCTCCGACAACCTCACCAAGGAGCTCGCGAAGACCAACGCCGAGCGCTACGATACCGAGTTCGACGCCGCAACCGGCGCTCGCGACACGATCGACTATGTGACGAATGCTCGCAGCAAGCTCGACAAGGGTATCGTCGGCGGCAGCGCCCTTTCGCCGTTGGAGCTCGAAGGCCGCAAGGTCTGGGCTGACATCATGGACATCCCCGATGAAGCGACGTCGACCACCGAGGCATTCAAGGCTTCCCTCAAAGAGGCTGTCCTCTCCAAGATCAAAGCGCTGGGTTCCGGCACCGCGATTTCGGACGCCGACCGCAAGTTCATCGAACAGGCAGTTGGTGGGGACATCTCCCTCACCGAAAAGGGCATGCGCCAAATATTCGACATCATGGAGAAGGGCGCACGCAAGAAAATCGAGCAGTACAACACCGATGTTGACACTCTGATCAACAGCTATCCGGAAGAGAAGGACCGCGAGAAGGTCCGCCGGATGCTTCGAAAAGTGCAGGCCCCGGAAGCACCTAAGGCCGAAGAGGGCAGCATCGAAGATCTGGTCAAGCAGTACGGGGACTGATATGGCGACACGCGAACAACTCGAGAAAGCTCTCCGTAACGCGGACAAGGCGGGCGACACCAACGCTGCCCGCCGTCTGGCCGCTGAGATCAAATCGATGTCCCAAGCTGCGGCATTGACGCCGGAGCCAACTGCGGTGGAAAAATTCCGTGCGCAACCCTGGTACTTGCAAGCCGCACAAGCGGCGGACGATACCGCCAGAAATTTTGCAGATACTATCACTTTTGGGCAGCTCAACAAGCTTCTACCTAACCCGGAAGCAGAAGCGCAAAAGAGTGAAGAAGCTCGAGAAAGGGCGGGATCAGCCAAGATCGGTACAGATATTCTCGCTCTGATCGCCCCGAGCAAGATCGCCTCGACGGCAGTTGGCACGGCGCTGCCCGCTATTTCGGGGTCGGGGTTCCTGCCGTCGATGGTACGCGAGACGTTGGCGGGCGGGTTGGTTGGCGGCGGCGTTGCGGCGGGCGAAGGCGAGGACGCCGATACGGGCATGCTTCAAGGCATGGTCGGCGGCGCTGGCGGAACCGTGCTCGGCAAGACGCTGAGCTCCGGACTTGGCTGGCTGTCCAAGAAGACCGGCTTGCTGCCGGGTATTCTGGGCGACAGCGTAACCCCACCCAAATCGTTGGATGAAATGTACACGGCAAAGGATGCCGCCTACAAAGCTGTCGACGATGCGGGCATCGAGTACAACCCGAAGGACATCGCCAAGCTGGCGAAGGACATGCAGGGCAAGCTTCGCGGGGCTCACATGGACCCCGAGTTGCACAAGCCCGCCGCAATCCGGGCCAAGCGCTTTTCGGAGCGGAGCCCTCGGAGCCTTCTCGATCTGGACACCCAGCGCCAGATCATCGACCGTGACGTTTCCGGGGGCAATGGCGTAAGCCACATGGGCGATCTGATGCGCCGGGCTATCGACGATTTCGTCGAAACAGTCCAGCCGAAGAACGCGTCCAACGCTGAAGCCCAGAGGCTCATCAAGGGAGCCCGCGAGAGCAACCGAACGCTGCAGGTCCGAAAGGGCGTGGAGCAGGCGATCGAGAAGGGCAAGAACGCGGGCGGCACCATCGCCGGCGAGATCGGACCATTCCGTCAGATGCTCAACAAGGGCACTCGCGGGATGGACGACGAAGAAGCCGAACTGCTCAAGAACATCGTGCGCGGCGAGGGCTGGGAACAGGGGCTGGCCAACAGCGCCGTTAGCGCCGCAACCAAGCTAGGCTCGTTCGGAAGCGGCGCGGCGGCGGGCGGCATTCTGGCCGGTCCAGTCGGCGCAGCTGTCGGCGGCACTTCGGCTCTGATTGTCCCGCCACTGGTTAAGGCGGGGGCTAAGAGCTACACCAAGGCTAACATCGAAAAACTCGTAGACAAGTTGGGCGGCGGTAAGAAACAAGCTTCTTGGCTCAAGGAGTTCCTGAAAAACAAGATGGGCGGTGTCGGCGGCGGGCTTTTGGCGAAGGGGAACAGCGAGTGAACTTGCTCCTTTTCGGCGTGTTCATCATCTGCACCATCACGGTGATCGTACTGCTTAGCCCGCCGCCCAGACCTTAGCGCCTAAGGTGGCCGAAAATAGCTTGGAAAACACTTTCCTTGCGCACCAGAGCCGCAACACAATCCCGATCTAGCGGACTTCCGATTAGATCGGTGTAGAGGACCGAATCCATCGTCTGCCCATGCCGGTGGTTTCGGTCCTCGATCTGGCTCCGGGTGTCGAGCGAGTAACTGTTCTCATAAAACAACGTGTTGAAGCAAGCCGTCTCCGTCTTGGACTGGTTGCCCAAAAGCGTGTGGCCGTACTTCGAGGCGTCATCCTGCAAGAAAATGATGCGGCAGTCGTCGTCCTCATTGAAGCGGCGCTTTTGGGCCTCAATCTCTTCCGACTTCATCTGCCCTTTGATCCACGCCGGGTTCAGATGCTTGAAGCGCCGCATCAATTGGTCGTACACCGGCTTGTGGTGATACACGACGATTGTCTTGCCCACGATCTCTTCTTCAATCGTGTCAGACAGCAGGTTTAGGCGCGGGTTCTTTTCGTCGTCGACCAGCTGGCGGACTTTGCCTTCGTTGTCGTAAATCCAGCCGCACTGAATCTGCGCCAGCTTGATGTACTTCGTGATGGCGGCGTCTACCGATACATTCTCATCTTCGTTGAGCCAAACAACGAATTCCTCATGCATCTGCTTGTACATAGTGAGCATGTCACCCGACATCTTGTATTCCCGGCTGGTGTACAGCTTGGGCGGTAGGTCGGTCCAGTCCAGCTTAGTGGCCCGGAACACATGCGGTTCGATCATCGGGCGGAGAAAATCCTCGTTCTGGACCCCCATCACCTGCTTCATCTTGAAGCCGCCCATCTTGCAGAACATAGTCTTGAACGGATAGTACTCGCGACCATTCAGCTGACCGATGACGCGCATCTGCGCCCACAAGTCATGCGGACCCTGCGAAACCGGCTTCCCCGAAAGGATGCGGGAGTAGGAAAAATCCTTGCTGATTTCGATGGCGGCCTTGGTCTGGCTGCTGTTGAATGTCTTGAGCTTGATGCTCTCGTCAAATATGCCGAAAACGCGGCGGTTGAGCATGAACCCCTTAAGGAAGTTCATCGTCGCTTCGGAGCGGATGGCCTCGTAGTTGATGATCAGTTGCTTGGGGCGATTGGACGGACGGTTCGCCCAATACGACGCGGCGTTGCTGCCGCTGTCGTAAACCATCTGGTCGATTTCCAGCCCGTGCTTTTCGGCGTCCGACACCCACCCGCCCTTGAACGAATTGGGGCACACCACGATGGAACGGTCGGCGTTACCTTCTGCCACGCGTTCCAGGTAGTCGGCCTCGGCGGTCAACGTCTTACCGAGGCCCTGCTCCATGAAATACCCGAAGCCACGAGCGCCGCCGCTGCGCCGCAAGCCTTCCTTCTGCACATCGAAAAGCTGCATGTCAGCGGCCCCGCTTGCTGTGGCGTTCGGAGATGTCGTTCGCCATGTTCTCCATGACACCTGACACGTCGCCCCATATGTTACAATCCGGGAACGCCGTGATCACGTAGTCACCGATTTCGTTCCAGTAGCTCTTGTAGTGGTTCTCGACAAACCTGTTGCCGAGCAACCGCTCGATGCAGATGAAGTGGAACGCCTCAAGCATGTCGGCCAGCTTGACGATTCGCTTCACTTCGTTATTGACCGTGCGTATCGGCACAAGATCGGCGTGATCCCTCGCCATGCCTTCCTCGTCGAGGTACGGCTTGATCATCGTGGGCGGGTCGCCCATCACCGATTCCAGATCGTCGTGGTGGTGCGCCCTTTCGGCAATCTGGAGCATAACGGAGGGGTTCTGTATCCCGAACCATTCTCGCGCAATCCGCATGGCGATGCGCTGAACGTTGAAGCAATGCTCCGCCACCGATTGCGTCTGGATTGTGTGGAGGATGCCCCAACGCTTAACGACCGAAAGGCGGTGATCCAACTCGTTGAAAATTGTGTTGCGACTGGTCACAGATTGTACTCCTCGCCCTCAAAAGCCTTGATGAACGCCTCGATTTCCTCCGAGATTACCTCGTGCTTGAAGGGCTCGCCCTTTTCAGGAGTGCTGTATCTTGACCCCTCGGCGGCAACGAGGGCTCGGAGCTTGCCTTTGGCTTCTTCCCAAAGGACGGCCTTGACGATCTGCACCGCGTCGTGTGTAGGGCGACTGGTCATTTCTGCACCACCTCGCACCATTCCGACCAGTCACCGATCGAGCCGCAGCCCGTCAACTCTCCGTCGACGAACCCCACCGTGAATATGCAGGGTCCGCCCCACTCCCTTTCGTCGAAACGTAGCTCGTCCCCGATGTGGATGGGGTTCCCGTGCTTGTCCTTGATTCCGGTGTCGAAACCTACAGTACCCATGAAAGGCGTACTCATTTCCCTCGCTCCACCGCTATTGCTGATATGATCATAGCCATGTTGGCGGTGTCAGCGGCCTCCATGAGTATCTCTATCAAGTTGCCGCCGCCACAGGCTTCCCGTAGCTCGGCCACCTCCCCCTCCAATAGCGGCAGATATTCGTCGATGGTCTTACCCTCCCACCTGCCTTTTCGGTGGTGGACCTTCAATTTGTAGAGCATCGCGTCGACGAAGCGGCGGATATCTTCGCGATACTGGAGGACCTCGCTTGGGATTTCGATCGTCAGGGGCTGATTGGGCGGAGATTGAAGATTCACGTGGAAATCTACGCCCGCCGCCTTCTCTACCCTGCTAGCGATTTGTTCCATGTCTTCTCTGGATAGGCGGGGCACCAAGGGGCGGACCGGGTGCGTAGAGTGTTCCTTTTCGTTGCGCACTATTTCTTCCTCGTAGTCATCGTCGTAAGTGTGGTTAACCATAGTAGCTTACGTCCTCCGACTTGGGGCCGGTGCTGCCGTAGATATCGTACCAGCGGGGCAGGTTGTCCCGAAGATCGGCAACGCCGTCGATGAACCGCATGCGAACTTCCACGTCATCAATATAGTTGAGGAAGTTCAGGAACACAATGTCCGGGTCATTGGCACGGCAGGCATCGAGGAATTGTTCCTCGGACCATGTTGCGACACGCCTCACCCTCTGGGTGACGGTGGTGAGTTCTGGTTCGACACCGAGCGCGACCCAGTCAGTTTCAACCTGATCGGGGTACCAGTCCCCGCTGTCGTGCCCATCCACGTTGCCGACGCGTATCGGAAAAGTACGAAGCGATAGGTAAGTCTTGGTGACGTGCCTCGGCGGAATACCAGCATCAGCGATGGCTTGTGCAACGGTGCACTCCCTGCTCGTGACCTTCGGATAGAACGGCTGGTTAATGCCCAACGAAAAACCCTGGCTCACCTCGACGAACACCCGATCGTTGTAGGCGTCGTGCTCAACGGCGGCGACCTTGATGTTGGGCTGCGAGGTCATCTGGACCGGCAGCCTCGCACCCGCTACCACCGCCTTGGGGTCCCGCTGCACCTTCCGGGCTAGCGCCGCGCCAGTGCCACTTCGGGTACCAGCCACGGCGGCTATGGTGCCGGAATGCTCCGCCGCCCGGTCCTCGGCGGTGATGACCGCCGCATTGGGGTGAACATGGATCGTGATGCCGGGGTACTTTTCGGCCTCGACGCCCAGCTGAATAGGGTCGATGATCGCGCCCGCCGAAAGGACGACGTCCGGAGCGAAGTCCTCGTTGTGGAGAAGGTAGGACGCTACGGCGAACGTGGGCAGCTGTTTCAGGACGTGCTTTTCGCTGCCGTGGTAAAACGTGTGACCAGAGTTCGGACCGGCATTGCTGACGACAGTGTCGAAAACGATACCCCGCTCCATGGCCCTGAGTGCCAGCCAAGCGGCCAGCACCCCCTTGCCCGTGGAGCCGTATTGACCATCGACCAGAACGTGAGCTCCGGTCGCTTCGAACAAGGGGACGCTGTGCATTTGTCGTGTCCTTACGCGTTGATGTTGGTGTGAACGGTCTTGCCGCTTATTGGCGGGAACTCTTTTTCGAGCTCGTCCCCCACCGATTTGGAAGCGTCTGGGTCGGGCAAGGTGAGCATGCCCGCCAAGGCGAGGTAGCCGATGCCGTCGACGAAGTTGTCAGCGTTCATCGGGTCGCCGTAAGAGGTGCGGCACGACTTGAGGTCGGCCATGAACTGCGCCACGTCAGCCGGGTTGAGCAGAGCATCGCTGCCGTGAATGGCGCGCTTGTGGGCGATACGCACGTTCCAGAGGTCGGCGATCATCTGGAAGCTGTTTTCAACCGACCCGTGGACGCCGGGGCGGTCTTTCAGGACTGTCTTGGCCGCTTGGGTGATGAGGTCACCGGCAACGCGTTTGTTGTCACTCATAATTCCATCCTTTCGTGGTAGTATCGCTTGAACAAATCCACTATGTGTTCGCCATCCCGCTGCTTTACGCAGTCGACAATGTGCACGATTTTGGCGAACTTGTGCAGGTAGTGGACACCCGCCTTTACCCCCAACATTGTGGGAATCACGTGCTTCGGCGAAAGGGACAGCCGGTCAAGCTCAACCCATTGCCGAAGTCGGGGCTTGAATTGCAGCCCGTCGACAATCTTAGCCTCGGTGAAGAAAGCCGGATAGCCGCGAGGTATCAGTATCATATCGGGGAAACCGACATAGAACTGATCCTCGAAGCGGCGCGCATAATGCCCACCCTCCTGGAAGGCGTCGACAATCGCGTTCTTAGCTTTCGCTTCCGGCTTCATCGCGTATCCTCTACCTCCGTTTTCCTGTCCCACCACCACTGCGAGACTTCGATTTGGAAATTGCCGTGGCCGTCCGGGTCACCGATACCGTCCATGCCGCCGAGTATCTGAGAAAACGGCACGAAATAGCGGCCACCGAGCGTAAGTTCCATAAGGTACGATTTCGGTGCTTTGTGCTCAATTTTCCCCTCAATCGCCACGGTTGGGTCATTAGGCCGGACTACCATCCCCTACACCTCCACTTTACCACGGAGCTCAACCGGTGTCAACCCCTCTTCGAACGCGTAATGGTCGATGAAGAATCTGCGGTGCCGGTTGCCCTTTACCCAGTAGGTGTCACGCCCCGACACAAAGTTGACTCGCGACCCGTTGTCGAACACAATCCACATGTCTGTCAGGCGCACTTTGGCGAACTCGCCAAGCGGCTGAACGATGTGGGCCGCGTATTGCATGTGATGCCGCGCTGTGTGAAGGGAGTCGCTGATGTGGACCACGCTTGTGTCTGGCTCGGATATCGCCGCCATAACAGCCCGCATGATGCTGTGGAACGACTTACCTTTCGGACGAATCGAGTTGCCTAGATTTGCCATCCCATCTTATCCTTGATCTTGGGGCCGTACGACGCGTCCGACCAGTTGCGAGCGGAGCCCACCTCGAAAGGAATGGGCAGGCGGAGGTTGAACTGCGGCTCGTGCGGCACGTTCTCCATTACGCGCACCAACTCCTTGGGGGAGTGGGCCGGGTCGCGCTGCCACATAACGGAGTCGTGAATGGACAGTAGGATTTGAACCAAGTCGGGGTAGGCGTCCTCGTACTGGCAGGCGCGCAGAATGCACGTCTTGATATGGTCGCCGCCGCTGTTCTGGATCACGCGCGACACGCCCTTGTACGCCCACTTGCTCGTCTCCAGCCTCGCTTTTCGGCCTAGGATCGAGCGAACATAACCCCGGCTCTCGAATACACTGACCACGTCCTTTTGGAACTGGCCGATCGCGGGGAACGCCTCGTAGAGGAACTTTTGCCGCAGCGCCGAGGCTTCCTTGACGCTGATGCGCAGATGGCCAGCCAGCGCCCTGGGGTACATCATCGAAAGGATGCCCATGGCCATGCGCTTGGCCTTATCGTACTCCTGCCCGTCGAACATCATGTCGTTGGCGCGATGGTGGACCGAGAAGGACGGGTCGGTGTTGTAGCCGTGAAGCAGCGCCTCGTCTTCACTGTAATGGGCAAAGAAGCGCGGCTCCTGCTGCATCGCATCGCCTTCCTCCAGCAACATACCGTCATCAGCAATGACTAGGCGGCGCACGACCTTGCCGACCTGCTTGTTGCGCTTGGGGAACGCCTGGAGATTGGGGACCGAGCAGGAGAGGCGGGAACCAGCAACGCCGTATTCGTCGGATTTGGACTGATTGAGCGTGGCGTGAACCCGCCCAGCGATGTTGTTGGTGACGGCGAGCGGGGCGATAAAGCTGTCGCGCGCCTTTTCCAGACGGCGAACGCCGAGGATGCTGCTGCCGATCTCATTAGTTTCGAGCCAGCTTTCGGTGAAGGAAACCTTGCCGGTATCCGTGCGATCGAAGGAGTCGTCGCCGTAGCCGTTGGCCCGATACAGCGCCTCGACTTCCTTGGGGGACCGGACGTTGAAACCCGCCGAAAATACGGAACTGGCTTCCTTGATCTGATCCTTGAGGTCGTCCTCCACCCTTTCGGCGTAGTCGGCGTCAATTCGGATTCCGCGTCTGTGCATGCGGGCGAGGTAGGGCAGGAGGTCGCACTCCAGCTGCCACGGAACCCTCAGCTGTTCTTGGTCGAGCAGCACGTTCTGTGACGACCACAACTCCAACGTCGACACGCCGTCACCCGTGGCGTAGTCCACCACTTCGAATTGGTCCCCCGGCATCCGCCAGAAGTTAGCCATCTGTTTGCGATCGGGGATTCCGCCGAACCTCTCAGCGATAGCGCGGTAGAGCTCGTCGCCCTTCTTGGCGGTGACTTGGTGTCTGCGGCAACAGTCGTCGAGGCCGTAACCGATGGTCCGGTCGTCGATCAGACCTTCATTGATCAACGTGTCTTCGAGGGGGCTTTGGGGCCAGACGTTGTGCCACGCCGACATGCGCAGATCGAAGCCAAGGTTGTGACCGACCGTGCGAAGGCCGAGACGCCCGCGCTCTTGAAACGCCGCGTTGAGCTCCTGCTCGAATTCCTCGACGAACGGAATGTTGCCGCCGCCCTCGTGGCGGACCGGAATGTAAAGGGAGTGCGAGTGATCGGTGATGACATACCCGCAGATGAAGGCAACGCCGTGGACAAGGCCGGAAGTTTCGGTGTCATAGGCGATCACCTTACTTTCCCGCACGATCATCAGCGCTAGTTCGGGGTCAATTGCGTCGAGATAGTCACTCATCTTCTGGTATCCCATTCTCTTTCATCAGATGGCGGGTCATCGCTATCTCCTGGAGCTTCCTTGAAGCTTTCTTACTGTAGTTGTTTTCGAGGCCCCTGTATGTGCGAAACTGATCGCGGAGCCTGCGCAACTTGGCGTTGGCTAGCTTCACGCTTTTGAGGACATTGGCACCGCCTACCTCAGCCATGTGTTGCCCACCTCGTCGACCTCGATGCGGTCTGCGCACTGTTGCTTGATGTAGGCGATTGCCGCCTCGCGATTGGTGGGAAGCCCAGCTGCCCGCCGCTGCTCAGGAGACATACCAGAGAACTTGAAGCGTTCTTTCGCCTTAGACTTCGCGTCTACGATGCGTTCCACCTCGTGGAAAACCCAGATGGTGAGCCACTTTTCGAGCGGCGTGTTTATGGGGTACATTGCCATGATTACCTCCGAAAGGAGTGGGGCAGGAAAGAGATGCGACTAGCGCCAATTCCTGCCCCGTCTAGCTGTGGCGTAAACGCCTGCCTTGCCTGTCCACCTGCCGCCCTACCGGCTCCGTCTGATCTGGTTCAAGGTGGCCATCGACGGCGCACCAACCGAGTAGGGCAGCTTTACGGTCGCTTTGTCGACCCGGCTCTGCTGCTAGAACTTCTTGCTGTCTTTTGCGCCGCCCGACGACTTGCCGCCGCCGCCTGCCTTGGCGTCGTCGTCGCTGGTGTCTTCGTCGTTGGCTTTCCAGTCAGCGCCGCCGAACCGCTCGAACAGCTGCTTAGCGAAGGTGAACTCGTCCTCGGTCGCGTAGCCGTCCATCGCGTAGCGGTAGTTGTAGAAGTCGCCATCATCGCCGACTTCCTTGGCGATGCTGATCTGGTACGCCCCGGCGTAATGGTCGACGGGCCGCATGTCGATCTTGGAGATAAGGTCCTTGCCGGGCTTCACCGACGAGCGGGTGTTGAGCATGATCGCGGGCGACATGCCTGGAAGGTCGGGAAAGTACCAGAGGATTTGGTAGGTGAGCGCCGCTGCCGGGGGCGAATTGGTGTCGCCCGGAATGGACGAGCCAAACTCCGAAAGGGCGGGCAGGCCGTCGACGCGGTCATGAACGGTGTCGCCGAGCTTGTAGGTGACGTTGTGGGGGCTCTTTTTCGGCTTGACCGTGAACTCGGTGCCTGCCGGGGCGTCCCAGTTGAGCCCGTCGTTGGCGCGGGCCAGAACGCCGCGATCATCGCCGCGCGGCGACCACAGGACATAAGACTTGCGGACCACAATCGGGATGCCGCGCAGAACCGTGCCGAGCGATTCGCCAGCGATAGTGTGCCAGAACTCGCCCTTCTTGGCGTTGTTGAAAGCGTCAAGCTCCGGCGATACGGCCTGCAGAAGCTTGACGCGGGGAAGAATCAGGTCGCTGCTGTCGACGTTGCCGAGCTTGGCGGATTTCTGGACGCCCTGCAAGTGAGCGGGCAACTGGGTGTTGGTCTTGACAAGTTCAGTCATTGGTCGACTTCCTCATAGAAGGTGAAGGTTCCGGGCTCAAATTCAGCGACCTTTTCGGTGCGGACGCTGTCCTCATAATAGCGGCGAAAAACTAAGCCCTCGCCGCGATCCTTGTTATTGAACACGAGGTGCGCTGTTACGAACACGTCGTAGTGGCAGTCATTCTCGAACACTCGCACGCGAAACCTGCGCAGCGGCGCGACAGCCCTTAAATTGCTGGACTGATCGTGTTCCATCTACTTGACCTTGGTGATGCTCGTGTAGGTCATCAGGCTCGTCTTGAACCTGTCCACCGGGAGCTCGCGACCTTCTTCCATCTGCGACTTGGCGAAAGCGCCGAGCGTAGAGGCGTTGACGGTGGGCTGAATCATGCCCCCGTGGCCGTTGGCAGTGAGCCACTCCATGCCGAGCTCTTTGTCGATCATGGAACAGGACGTCCGCGCCGAAATGGTGACCCTGCCGACGCCTTCGACCGTGGTGGTCTTGACGCTGTTTTCACGCATCACCTCGGGTACCGTCTCGCGGGACAGTTCCTCTTCCATCTGGTCCAGCGCCTTTCGGGCTTCCTTGATGGTTTCATTAGCGATGCGTATGTGATTGTAGTGCTTGATGACGGCGATATGGTCACGGGTCTTGGTGACCTCTGCCGTGTCGTCGCGGATCATCTCGGCCAGTCCGACCATCCCGCGACAAATCTTGCCCATTAGTTCTAGCGTGGAATCTTTCACCGTTATCTCCGTTGTACCGGGCCGCTCTCGGACCGTAGTTAGAGTATACCACGGCGCAGGGGGCCAGTCAAGGGGTCCGGGAAATACGAGAACGCCCCGAAGGTGCGTGCCAAACCTTCGGGGCGTTCGAGCGCCAGAGTGCGTGACCACTTAGGCGGCTACTCTACTTTTCAAAGGGGGCCAGATCGTTTCAGCCCGTTTATGAGACGAAGCTTTAGGGTCTGTCAACCCCCGACTTTTCGGCCCCGTGACAGCGGAACCTAGACACCCCTTGGAAAAGTAGAGCCCCGGTCGGGGACTTGAACCCCTGTTCAGTCGGCTAGGACTTTGCACGATGCACCGGGATAGTGGTGCCCGTCGAACTCTACGCGACGGGCACCAGAGTGACGGCGACCTTATTCGGCCGACGTCTGCTCTTCCGTTGCAGCCGATGCCTGAGCGGCAGCAGCGGCGCCGGAAACTGCGGGCTTGGCGACCGCCACTTCGACTTCCTCGCCGTTGAGCGCAATCAGCTTGCCGTTCTTGCGGGCTATCGTCGCCAGCATGTTGCGGAGCGTCATGCGAGCGCGACCATTGGCGCCCTGGAGCTTTTCGGCGACCTGCGATTCGTAGTGAGCGACCTTGTCTTCGGGCAGACCGTTCTTACGGCAGAGCGTGAAGAAAGCGGTGAACTCGAAACCGTCCTTGCCGGTCGACTGGCTCTTGATGAACTCGGCCAGCGGATCGGAGCCGCCGCCCTTGTACTTGCCGGCGTACTTGGCAGGAACGATCGACTTGGTCGTCTTCTCGGCGGCGACCGGCGCAGCTTCGGCGACGGGCTGTTCGACGGTTTCGGTCTGGTCTTCCATCTGGTCTTCCATCTGGGTTTCCTCGGCGGCGTTATTCTTGCGGCTCATTGTCTTCTCCTTTGATTGGGCATCGTCGTCGCGATGTACCCTCACTTTAACACGCCGCGACGTGCCCGTCAAGTCCCCTTAGGAATGCTGTTGCCTTCCTACACCCTACTCTGAGCCACTACGCCCAGCTTGGACCCACGCCATGAGGGGCGGGTGGAACCGTCGCAGTCGTTGGGCCCCATGTCCTTTTCGGTGAACTCGTAGCGGGGTTCGAGGTCGACACCGATCGCCACGCCGAAAAACTGGGTGAGGGAGCCGATCTTGTGGGTGAAGCGCAGCTTCTTCTGACCGGCGACTACGATCTTCTCAAGGACACCAGCGCTCTCGAACTCCGCCAAGATGTGGCTGCCCTGCACATTCGACATGCCTAGCTCCCTGCACACGTCGACCACACGCCGGTTGAGCTCGGGCACCGTGAATGGGTACGAGATGTCGAGGTCCTCGTGGATGCGCCCATCTTCGATGATGTACTTGGCGATGCGGCGCGACCACGACATGTTGCCGATAACGATCTGCGCGTCGGCGCTGCTGGAATGCTTGATGCTCTCGACCTCGAACTTGTCGGTCTTTACCACGTTGAGGAAATAGTGCATGTAGTGTTCACGCACCGTTCGTTGCTGGAGCAGATCGGTGTACTCCTGAAACCATGGCTTGAGCGTCTCCGCCCAAGTGCGAAAATCGGCCTCGGTCATACGCTTGTAGTCGCGGTCATACGCGCGGGTATAGAACAAAGCACGGTCGCGCACGTTGGCTTGACCGATATTCATGTTCATGCGGTTGGACGCAAACATTAGTCGGGCAAACAGTCTATAGTTGCGCGCATCCTGGAACTTCTCCGCTCCGGGAACGTCCACGCCACGGATCAGCTTCTTGATTTCGTCGACGCCCACCTCGGAGTGGAACTTGGCCTCGTCGATGAACACGAACATCTTGTTGAGGAACGGCCCAATGACGAAGTCGCCCTCCATCACTTTCGGTGACGCCGATCCCCAGAGCGTGCCCATGAGAGCCCGCATAAAGATGTTGCCAATCCACGATTTGCCGATGCCCTGCTCGCCCACTACCACCCAAGCGATCTGCTGCTTGTCGCCGGGGCGCTGGAACGTCCACGCCATCCAGCGCTTGATCCAGTCTATTTGCTCGACCTTATCCTGGGTGAGATATCCCAATACGGTATCGAGACGTCCAACGAGGTCAGAAAGTAGTCGCTCATCAACTTTGTCCGGAACACCCACAGGCCATCCTCGCCACGTATTAAATACCGATAGAGCGGTATTGTCCCCGTCGTCATCATCAGAGAGGACTTCCCCCAGTCCTGAGATGCGGTAAATGCCTCCCGGATTAAGGTCTGGATAAAGGTCTCTGAACCCGACTCGCTTTCGCATGTCGCTGGACTCGTACACCGAAAAGGCCTGCTTAGGTTTCCCGCCAATTCGGACGACATCGCCACGATGTCTCCGTTCGAGTTCTTCACCGGCATGGACGAACCCGCCAGTAGTGAAGAAGCGAGTGCGGTCAATGTACTGGTTGTCAGTTTCGTCATACACGTACCTTTCAGCCATCTTGGTCAACTGCGACACGTCTGAGCCCGGCATGAACACAGTACGCAACGCCAGCGTCTTAGCGCCGCCGATAAGCTGCTCCATTGCGGGCCAGCCGGGAACCTTGGCGTCGGGGTTGCGCTCCAGCTTGGCCACGGCGTCATGGAAAGCGCGCACCCGCATGTGCTTTTCGTCGTCGTGCATGTAGTCGCAGATGAAATACAGCAGCGATTCGGCGATGCCCTCGTCGTCGACGGGGCAAAACACGTCGGACGACACCACCTCGTGGTTATTCATCGCGGCGCTGTCCTTCATGACGCGCGCGAGCCAGCCGGTCACCTTCTGCGCCGTCATCTGGCGGCTGCCCTCGACCCACTCTTCCTTGAGGCAGTACAGGAATGTGCCGAAGCAGATGGCGCGGACGATCTCGTTGAAGTTGACGCGCCGGGGCGTCGTCGAGGTGATGTTCTTGACCTCAGTCGCAACGCCTGCTGGCCCGTACCAGACAGAGATGTCGTACCTGTCCCTTTCGGTCTTGTGGGTGTAGATGGAACCCGGCATCACGGTCTGCTTGGCCGACTTAGCTACGTTGGCGGCGCTCGTATTGGTGGAGAAGCCGCGCAGCTGAACGTGGTAGCGCTTGCCTTCGATCCGGAATTCCTTGGGCTCGAAGCGGGTGAGCTTGTCGAAGTTGGTGGCCTCGTCCTCCCCCAGCTGAACCATGACGTGGCTTGCCACACCCACCGAAAGGCGGCCGAACTTGAACCGCGTGTCAATCTTGAGGTGATTAAGCGCCGCGAGGATGCATTCGTTGTACTCGGGGTCCTCTGCGTCGATGTCGATATCGAGCCAGCCCATCTGCAGGTTGAACCCTGCGTTGTGGTAGTTCAGATCGGGATTGTCAATCCACGCTTGAAGATCGGTGTCGCGATGCCCGCGCTTGTACCAGTCATCCTCGTGGGGGTTCTTGCTGCTGGTCTTGAGGAAGACCGCGCCGACCTGGATGAACCGGTCGTTAATGACCTTGGTGATAGCGCGCTGCGCGTTGACCAGCTGCTGGTCTTGGGCGCTGACCTTAAAGCCGCCAGCGATGGATTCGAATGCCATGGAGTTGCTCCGCCTGTGGTGTCCAATTCTGTGGTTTCCCCGGTGGGAGGACCGTCGCCCTTTCGCCCCACCGGGATTTCGTCCACCACAGACGATACACTATACCACGCCCCGGCAGGCGTGTCAACTTATGCGGCGAAGTTTTGGAACTGCCGTCGAAAGGGAGTGGCGGTAATGCCTAATGTCACCCGGATAGGTGCCATCGTACACAAACATGTGGTCCTCTCGTGACACCTTCTTAAGATGCGAAAGGACAGCACTCCAAATCTCGCGGTCGCTTACCCTTTCGGGGTTGCCGCCACCAAAGAAGGAGTAAATACTGCGCTCCCGCATGGCGTCGCTAAGTATCTTGTACCCGTCGAAGATGTCCTGCACGTTGAACGGCGTACCAGCGTCATAGAGGACAAACTCCCGCACATTCGGCGGGAGCCTCAGGAGTAGCTCGTAATCTTGCTCCTGATTGACATATGAGACTTCGACCTTCGTCCGGCCTAGGTTTTCATTGCCGTTGTCGTCGACCATGTCACGCCGCCCGCTGCTGGCCCGTGCGGGCGGCGGTAGCGGCCCCGGTGCCCGCGCCACGGGACGTATCCGCGCTAGCCTGTGGCGTAGCAGGCGTACCGGGGCTGGCGGGGGCCAGCAGCGCCCGCACTGCGGCCACCCTGTTCTTCGGCACCAACATGACCTCGAAGTTGTATCGGGCAGCGAGATCGATGAACGCCTGCAACTGCGGCCCACTCTTGCCGCTTCGCCACTTGTAGATGCGGTCCTGTCCGATGACACCCCGCAGGCGGAAGCGCCGCTTATCGAGGTACTCCATTAGTTCCCGCACGATGGGGATAGCCGTGCGGATCGGGTTGCGGGGCTTAGCCGGGCAGTCGATGCCCGGCAACTTGGACTTGGTCGTGTTAGGCACGAGTTCGTACCGGTCAGCCATGGTCAAGCACTCCGAAAAGTGATGGGCGGGGTGGGGGTCTCGGCCAGTGTCGTGCCCGAGAACAGCAGCCACTTTTCGGTGGGGTTTGTCTTGATGCGCCTTTCGACGTATCGCTTTACCTCTTCGTACGACTTGCTGGCTAACATGTCGTCGTTGTCGATACCCGTGCTCGTGGAGTTTACGGTGTTTACTAGCATCTCGATCGAATCGCCGTAGCGAAATTCGCTGTCGCCAAAGTGGATGCGGATTGCGATGAACATAACTCCGGCCATTTTCGTCTCCTGTGGTTGGTGAATTTTCTTGTGTTTGAGCCGGAAGTTGGCCCGGTTGTAGTCTGAAGTGTCGTAGGGCGATCGCTTGTTGGGTAGCTTGAGGTTGCCGTACTCATTGATGCCCAACACAGGGCGGACGTCGCCGTAACGAACACTTGTGTATTCGTCAGTAACGCACATGACGATGTCGCCGACTTCGATGTGGTCGTCGCTTTTCGGTTTGCGGTGACTGATCATCTCCTTGTCCCCAATGCGTCGAGCTCCGCCTTGATGCCGACAAGGTCGTTGCTGGTGAAGAAGTTGAGCGAGAACTCCATCGCCGCCTTGGGGTCGTTGGGCCACCGGGTGATCAACTTTTCGATCACCTCGTCCATCAGCGCCGCCTTGGTCTGCGATGTCATGGGCTTGTCACGGGTCTTGCTCATTGTGTTGCCCCCATCTGGAAGTTGGCATGGAGGGATTGATTGGTGGCGTCCGTCATGTTGTTGATGAACGCCTGTGCTTGGTCCGCCGCCAGCGGGCCATCCCTCCTGTCAACTGCACGCACGAGGAATTCAACGACCATCGACCCCATCAGGTTGGCGATTTCGAACGACGCTTCGGGCGGCATCACTTTGTGTTCCTCGGCAAAATCCAGCGCGTGGGCATAAGGCCGCATCACCTTGTCGAGCAAGTGCACAGCGAAAGGGGGTAGGTTATTGGCCAGAGCCCCGGCGATAATAGCGTCGATCTTGCTGTTCACTTCGATCTGACGCGGCGTGAGTTCGGTCATGTTTGCCTCCTAGGGCGGCTGCTGGCGCATTCCGGGCCAGCAGCAGGACGGACGTTGGTGAGGGGTCAGGCTGCAGCGGCAGGTGCCGGAATGGGCGCGGCCTGCTGAGCCTGCGGCATCTTGAACCGCTGCATCTGCATCCAGTCGGCAGGAGCGCGGTATTCGGGCTCCGCCCCCTCCACCGGGGTTTTGATCACGCCGCCTGCCAGATAGACCTGCTTGGCCAGCAAGTTGCGGCCTGTCATTCGGATGCGGCCCTGCCAGCCGACGCCGTCGCGCTTGTACTTGGAGGTGTCCACGCCATTGGCGGCGCAGATCGTCTCGAATCGGCCCAGATCGGTGTCTTTCTTGGTCAGGCACAGGTTGTTGAGCAAGCTTGCCAGCCAGTCGCCGCAATGGGTGGGGTGGCCTAGCTCGGCGTATTTGGCGCGGTACTTCTGCGCAACCACCGAGCCGCCCTTTTCGCCTTCTTCCTCGGCTGCAAGGTCCGCCGCCGCGTCCCAGTCGTCGTTCCACTTTACGAACAATTCGTATTCGTCATCGCCGCCCTCGCTGTTGTACGGGCAGTCGCCAGCCGGGGTGCCCTCGGCGTAGGCGATAGCGCCGTTAAGGGCCACGCCCTTTTCGCTGCGCTCAACAGTACTCTTTGTCCCCGAAGCAATAGTGTCCGTGGCGCTTGCACCAAAAGGGCCGTCATAGCCCCCCGTGTTGCCGGGGGTATCATCGAAAGAAGTGAGGTCGACATCGGGGAGCTCGGTGTTGCGCGGGTCGGTGTCCTGCCAGACCGCGTTCTTGTCCAGCTTGATCTGCTTGTGGGCCGACACTGCCGCCATGGGCGAGCCAACCAAGAATGCGCCATCCTCGATGCGGGTTACCGTTACGAGGCGTCCCTCGCCCCGCATCCGGTACTCGTCGCCATCGCACACGGCGATGGCTGCCTGCATCTGCGCCATTACGTCACTTGCCGATGCGCCGACGATGGCCAGCGCGCGCTTGGGCCAGAACGCCCGCACCGCATCGCCGTCCTCGGTGAGCTCGATGCCCAGCTTCTCGGCTTTCTTTACCTGTGAATGATGGATCGTCATTGTGGTGGTTCCTCGTTTGACAATGTGTGTGGATTGAAAACGCAAAACGGGTAGCCAATCCCCTAGCTACCCGTGTATTTTACCACGGCGATGTTGCCGTGTCAAGTGGTCTTCGTTCGTCCTAGTATGTAGTCCGGCCTTCGGGCACCATTCGGGGGACAAACGGCTATGATGCGCCATTTCTCATTGAGGTGCCGCTGCAGTTCTTCGGTGCACGCATCGTCCAGCCACGTAACTTCATCGATAACCAGAAGCCCGATGTTAGGAAGCGCGAAGTTGTAGGTGACGTGCGTCTGGCCAGGGTCTTGCGCCGGGGCAAGGTGAGTGTAGGTGTTCTTGACACGCTGGACGCTGTATTTGATGCCGAGCTTTTCCAGCAGCCTAACGTCGTCGGTGAGGTCGACACAAACGTCTTCGCCCCAACCGTACCAAGAGCTTTTGGGTTTGTTTGTTTCGTCGTCCCACTCCGAAAGGCGGAGGCCGACTACTTGGTCGCGAAGTTGGGTATACTGATCCTTGGTCAACCGATTGTTGATCAGGTCGTTGTTTTCGAATTCTATGTGTATTATCGCAAGCATTTGCCCATGCCTCCTTGTTGGGCGGCATTTGCGCCGCCCGTGTTGAGCCTAGTGCTTCGGCGCGTTGCGCGGGTCGCTGAGGTGTTCCATCAGTTCCTCAAGCGTGCCGGTGAACGCGTAGACGCGCGGACCAGCGACGTCATCGGTTCCTTTGATTTTGTGCTCTTCAACGTAGTCCGCCGTTGGTTTGCGGCTGGTTTTCTTGTCCCAGTCCGCCTTGCGCTTGTCGCCCACTCGCTTTTCGTTGGCGCGCTCAACTGCACCGTTCAGCATGTCCTGCACGATGTCGCCAGCCGCCTTGCTCGTGCCGCCGTCGCTCCGTTCTTCGAGGAACGCCAGCATAACGTCGTCCAGTTCCTTCATCACGCCGTGGACCTCGGGCACGAACAGTAGTTCGGCCAACGGGTGGCTGGTGTCGACACCAGCCTTGCCCGCTTTTGCGGCAAACATGAGGCTGGCAATCATGGTCTGCATGGCGGAACCCACCGCAGCCACCGAAATGGCGCAGTGGCCCTTGTCCATCAGCTGGCACAGAAACTCTGCGGCCAGAATAGCCTGCTCTTTGCAGGTCGCACAATCGCAGACACGATTTACTTCGGTCGTCATTTCCCGTCTCCTTTGTTGCGGGGTGTAGAAACTTAGTCGTCGGTGAGGTTTGCGACAGCCTCGGCGAAGCAGGCCTGACTCGTTTTCAGGCTTTCGACGCCGTTGTGGTACCACGCATCTGGGCTGTCACTGTCCAGATCGCGGAAATGCCAGCCGGTCGTAGGGGTGTCCGGTGGCTCTTTCCATTGAATGTCGAGGCGGTGCGAAAAGCGGCACTGGTCGGGCTTGACCGTCTGGATGCCACTTTTTCCGCGCGCGCGGGGGCTCGCCTGCGCGGGGTTGATCTTGGGATTGAGGCGCGGCTCTGGGGGCTTGAACTCGTCAGCCGCCGCCTTGAGCTTGGCTAGGATTGCCTCGGTCAGGTACTTTTCCTTGAAGTCGACCGCGCCCAGCTTTTCGTATTCCTGCCGCACGTTGCGGTAATGCTGCGAAGCGTTGTTGCCGATATGGCCGATCGTGCGCTTGTCGATGCCAAAGGCTGCGGCTAGAATCGGGCGGCGAACCCCAGCGCGCAACAGCGCCAAGATAGCGCAGCGTTCCTCGAAGCCCAGCTTCGGCGCGAACTCGTCGGTCCGCTTGGTCTGGAAAGCCCCTGCGGGCAGAATGGCGGTAAGGTCAGTCATCGGGCATCACCTGCTTAACGTAGGCGATGAAAGCAGCGGCGACGGCGCGTTCAAAGTAAACACGATCGCTCTTGCCCACGCCGTTGGAGGCGTAAACCTCGATCTGGTAGCCGTCGAACTCGGCGTAGAGCCCATCGCCCAAGTAAACGGGCTCACTGATGGTCCTGCCAGCCTCTTCCTGTTCCACACTCATGGTCTGCGCTCCTGTGTTGTCGATACTGGTAGTGTAGCACAGGGCGTACCCCATGTCAACTACCCTTCATCGTTCCGAGGGCCACCACCGCAATCGACAGCATTACGCCGATCACAACGAAATCGTAGAAGCCCAAGGCGAAAAAATCAGCCACGTTCATTCTCCAATTGTTCGTATCGGGCGTTGATTGCGTTCCCGATAAGGCTGTAATAGGGGTCGGACAGGTACTCGGGATTCTCTAAGGCGTAGGTTAGCAGCTGCCACGCGTCCATCGCCATGACTTTGTCCATTTCTGTTTCGTTGCCGGTTTTCTCAACCATCGGTCAACGCCTTGAAAAGAGCACCCGCCCGCTGGATGCGTTGCTGCAGGACGGTTATCCGGTTGCGGACTAAGATCTGGACGTCCTTGTTGTGGCTAACCACGTTCGGGTTCTCACATAGGAACTCTGACAATTCCTCAACAGACATGTAATGGATGTGGTAGGCGTCGTCGGTCATAGCGTCCCTCCGCTTCTTTCGGCGTGACGAGCACTTGCTTCCCACGCCGCATCGCTTATCAGTTTCTCGATCTGCATCCTGAGACGAGCAATCTCGACGTCCTTGTCGTGAATCTCCATCTCCACTTGGAAGCAGCCGGTGGACAGCATGTCGCGAACACCCTTGGGGTTCTGGTCCATGCCGATGAAGCGCAGACCTTCGATCACCTCGATTGCGTATTTGAGGTTAGTTAGGCCGGGGTGGGTGCCGAAAGGACGCTGCGCCGGTGCCTGTTTTCCAGTTTCGATGCTGCCGTTTGGAGCGATACGGAGCGGCGTTGCTCTCTTATCGGCCATTTGCTTTGCCCCGCACTTTTTCGGCGAACTCGCGCCAGTAATCGGACGTGACTTCGAGCTCGAACGACTGGACTTCGCCGCCCTGCATTGCGACGTCAGCCAGCATGTCGTCGATCACCTTGCCGAGCGTGTTGTGTTCGGCTGCGCCCCTCACGATGGGCTGGTTTTCGCGCACGACCTTGGTGATAGTCAGATACGCGACAGCGTGTTCCAGATCGTCGCGATAGTCAGGTGCGGGCATCGCCTCGGCGTACTTGTCCTTAACCATAGTTCTCTCCTTGTTCGGGGCGTGATTGCCCTTGGGATGCCCGCCCCATGGGGGCAAGAGGCGGGACACCGAAAGGCATGCGGCCTTCCTCGTTAGTGCTGGTGCTTGGCGATCCATGTCTTGGGTGCAGCAACGGTCGAGCCATCGGCGAGCTCCATTTCGCCAGCCTCGGCGACGACCCGCTGCAGGGCGAGCCTGCCCGTCATGCGGAACCGGCCCTGCCAGCCCTTGCTCGTGCGGTTCCAGTGGCTGTGATCCACGCCATTGGCATCGAGGATCGCGGTGAATGCGTCGACGTTCAGCTTGTTCTTTTCGCCGATGCAGTGCTTGGCGAGCTCCAGAGCCAGCCAGTCGCCACACGAGCGGGCGACGACCTTGCGGCTGACGTCCTTGGGCTTGCGGGCAGTCAGGGCGCGCTCTGCGTAGCGCTTCTTGTAGTTGGCGGACACGACGCTCTTAGGCAGCGCGGCGTCGAGTTCAGCCTGCGCGAGGATTGCGAGGGCTTCGGCATTGCGGGTTTCGGTTGCGGTGGTCATGGTCGTTGCTCCGTTGGTTTCGTTGCGCCGGATCGGTCTCGATCCGTAAAAACAGTGTACCATGCCTTGAGGGCTGTGTCAAGTGCCCTTCGACTCCGAGGGTGCGACAGAGTGTCGCAGTCTGTGGACTACCCTCAGCCCGCGCAGTGTCGCCACCGCTTGCAGGTGAGTGCGATAGGGTAGTCCGTCGTGCTTGCGTTCGTTCCATAGAGGCATCAGAGCAAGCGGGTCGCGCATCGCCGTAATGCCGAAACACGCTCCGTTGCTGCTCACTTGACCTACTAGGCGCATCTGGGTGTCGCGAAGCGGGATCGCCTTCTTCAGCTGCTTCGCCATTTCGCGCTGGTACTTTACGTGTTCTTTCGGTGTCATGAAGACCTCCGTCCGGTTTTTGAGGGACCTCATAGCGTGTCCCTCACGATTGCTAGGCAGGCGAGAATAGCGACAGCCAAGCCTAGATAGCCGACGCATTCGGTGCAGACAGTAAGCCACGCCGAAAGGCGGGGCGGGGGATTGCGCCTTTGGGGTTCAGGCGTGTTCCAGTAGTCGTCGAGGAAGTTGCGCATGTGCGGGTTCCTTGTGTGTTTGGGGTGGACGATGCCCCGCCTAGCGGCGGGGCCGGGGGATCGCCGGAACAGCCGGGATCGAGAAGCGGGCGCAGGCGAGAAGGCCGCGCGAACGCAAGCCAGCGCCGGGACGCGGGGCCGAGCGCAACGCATCGGGACGCACAACGCGCGGCTGCCCGCCCCAAGGCCAGAGCGAAGCGGCATCCACGAGACGGCGAGGCCGATACGAAGCACGAGCGACGAGGGCGGAGCGGCAGGAAATCCAGAGCATCGGGGTGTTCCTTGTTGTCGATCCGGGTATCGTAGCACGCCGAAAGGCGGGTGTCAAGATGCCCGGTGCCAGTAGCCGCCATCGTCTTGTTGGTAGCCGTGCGCTATTGCCCACTCGATCACGGCGTCGTCTACGTGCCCCTCGATTAGGCCCGTTGCGTCGTCGAGGTCGAACTCCGGGGATTGCGCCCATTCGTCCAGCGCGGCTCGTACTGCTTCGGCGATCGTCATGGTTGTGTCTCCTAGCCGTGTATGTTGTGTTCGCGCCATGCGCCGTCGACATAGCTCGTCATGGCGCTGGACTTGTAGACCTCCGCTGGAAGGCAGCGCGGCATGTTCGGGTGGACGACCCACGTTACGACATAGCCCTCGCCTAGCGCCTCTACGTGCGTCTTTGCTTCCTCCATGGTCGGGTATTCAGGCCCGCCGCTTGTGCCGATGCTGTAGACGATGCGCATGGTCTTGGTTCCTTGTGTGTTTGGGGTCTAGAGCTTGATGCCGTGGCCAGTCGCCTGCCAGAACGTCAGCGAAAGGTGAAACTGACCCGGCTCGTCGCCCTCGGGGAATCGCTGCTGCAGATCGCGCGTCATGTCGATCGCCTCTTCGCGGCTGACGCGGCCTAGGAAGATCGCGCAGTAGTGGTGGCTGTCGTAGCGCGGCTTCTGTGGGGTGCTGTCCCATGCCTTGCGCTCGGTGTTGCGGGCGACGTTCACGTGATAGCCGTCTTCCATGGTCTTGGTTCCTTGTGTGCTTGGGTTACTGGCGGAGATAGGCGGCGGCGGCTGCCGGGATGCGCTTTGTGTCGCAGGGAAACACCACGACGGGACGCGTGCCGCCTAGGAGGTCCCGGCCATGGCTGCCGCACCAGCCTGCCTCTGCGATCGCGGCGGCGACGTCTTCCTCGCCCAGACCGGCCAGATGCGCAGCGGCGGGGGCGTCTGCGGGGATGCGGGCGATCTTGCCATCACGGCGGAGGACGGCGACGATGTGGGTGATGGGCATTGGTGTCTCCTGTGTCTCTCTTATCTGCCCCATCTTACCACGAGCGGAGAGGCGACGCAAGATAGGGGGGATGTGACAGGGTGTCGCAGTATCGGGAGTTGTAAGCAGGGGCTTCGAGTTGTAGAAGCGCGGCGGCTGGGCATGTGGCACCAGCGTGCAGGCGGAGAGGCGACGATGCGCGGCTTCCGGGTTGGCTACGCCTAGTGTGGCAGCCCATAGGCTGCGCTACGCTGCGTCCCTTTCTCTCTCGTACCTAGGGGCTGGGCTACGGGTACCGGGGCTATGGGCCCCTTTCGGCTTAGTGCCGTAGCGGGGGCCGCCCCGGCCCGCAGGTACGGGAGTCGTAGCGTCGTAGCGTACCGCAGCCAGTGGGACCACGCATGCGGCGTACGGGGCAGGCGATTCGCCTCGCTTTCGCTGCTTCGTCGCCTCGCCGCCGCCCCTGTGGCATCGGTTCGTAGCACGTGGCATCCCTGCTTCGCCGCCGCGTCGTGCGAAGCGCCTCCGCCTCGCCTCCGCCTCGCCGCTTCCTCGTGTTCCACGCCTGCCCGGCTGCGGCGTGTGGCGAAGCGCTGCTGCGCTGTCTCTGCGCGTCGTCGTGTGCGAGGCGCTTCACGTGGAACACGAGGAAGCGGCGAGGCGTCTGCGCTGGTTGTGCCGAGCCGCTTCATCGCACGCGTTGGTTGCAGGCTGCGGCGCGGTTGTGCTGAGCCGCTTCGCTGCGTCTGCGAGTTGTGGACACGCGTTGGTTGCGATGCGCCGATGCTGCGCTTCCCGGTTGTGTGGGGCGCTTGTGCTTCGCTATCCCCCCTTGCAAGAAGGGACCCAAGACGGAGGCGAGGGGGACCCTTCTGGGCCTCGGCGCTTCCTCGAATCATAATGCCACATTTCCCCCGGAGCGCCGCTTCCTAGAACCCACATACCACACCAGCTAAGCCGCCTCAACCCCCACCTACTTGACACCCTCACTCCCCCGTGCTACACTGACCTATCCCCAACGGAGCCTAGAGCCATGCGTCTATATCTTCACGGAGACAACTACTACCTGTTCCGCGATTACGGGCACGGTCAACCGCAATACGCCACTGTGAATGCCGGCGAAATTGAGTGGCATGACATTGTCGAGGGCGTTGAGTTAACGGACGTCCAACCAATTTTCCACAAGCATGAGGCGCTCGATTTCGCCATCCCGTGGGTCGACCTTTCGGCGCGCATGCCCGGAACACTACCCCCTACTTGACAGCCCAGTGTCCCCCGTGGTATAGTATCCCTACAAGCCCCAAGGATGAGGGCGCTGCTGACGCGAAGTGGATAGCGGGCAGCTCACCATTCCACCGTCCTTGGGCACTGTTACCCGAGAACCCCGCTGCGATACCCTCTCGGCGGGGTTCTCTGTATTTACCCCCTACTTGACCCCCGTACGCGCGCGTGTTTTAATAAGTGGTCCCTAAGAGGTCGCCACAACGGAGGCCGGGGACAGCCCAAGCCCAGGTCGGAGAGTTGTCGTTGCTGGCGGCTCTCCGGCCACCCTTTCGGTGTCGAGGCCTGAATACCATGCTAGACCACACTTTTCGCGGAACGCCAGTTGCCCAGATGAGCCACGAGGACCTGCACGACTGCATCGTCGGCGGGTTTAAGGTGCGCAACCCCGAAGAAATGGGCGACCCCGCTAACGCGGAATACTGGGTCAGGAAACGGCTAGAGATAGAGGTCTTGCGGCGGCACTTAAGATTGGAAATACGATGACAAACGAACAAATCAAACTAATGGTAAACCGGTTCCTGACGTGGAAACTGCCGCAGGACTTCGATCCGGATGGCGGCGTAAGCTTCGAAAAAGGTCGCACCCCTGTCGGCACCAATTTGCTGACAGCCGTTCAGGCGGAAACCATGATTCGCCATATGCTTGGTCTGAATACACTGGGCATGACGACCCTCGCGGCGGAGCGCGCCGAAAGAGATGCGCTGCATCCAAGCCCTCAGGAGTTCACCGATGAAGAAATCAAGCAGGACCACATTCTGCAGTTCTTCCATTACGCACATCTGCCGGAAGCTCTACGGGGGCGATCTCGCCCATTCTGCGTTCTGGCGCGAGAAATAGTCGACACTACTCCGCGTAACCCGGAGCGCACTGTTGCGCTGCGCAAACTCCTGGAAGCTAAGGACGCCAACGTCCGCGCTTTCGTGGCCAAATAGAACTGTCTGCGGCGCAGCATTCGACTAGGTACTTGACGGCCCTACGCGCGCGTGCTATTCTTTCCGGGCATAGGGCACCCCGATACTGAAATAGGATGGACTAAATGGGTACCGCAAGAGTCGAAATCGTCCGACTGGGCGATCGCTACGATCAGTTCCCCGGCGTCATCAAGGAAATCTTCCAGACGGCCAAGGAGACAACCTCCACGACCGCCACGGTCGCCGGTTCCCGCATCCAGGTCGCTACCACCCCGGCTTACACCAAGCTTCACGCGCGCATCGTGCACGACGAAGCCTGCTGGGTTGCTGTCGGCGCTGACCCGACCGCCGCCGATGCGCCCGCCTTGGGCTATCAGACGGCGCCGAACGTTCCGCTGATCATTCCGGTTGCCCCCGGCGACAAGCTGTCGTTCAAGGAACTGGCCTAACCTCTACGCCCCGGAGTAGTTATCCCCTCTCCGGGGCGTCTTTTTAACCGAAACCGGAGATAGCCAAGATGGCTGGTAAGCAGGAAGAACTGAGCCCCGCCGACAAGCTCAAGGCGGAAACCGCAGCCAAGATCGCCAAGGCGTCGGATGACGCTGTTAAGGCGCTCGAAAATGAACCGGGCGATGCCGAGCAGGACGCCGCTGCCCTTTCGTCGGGCACGGGTTCCGGCATCGACGCTGCTGCGGAGGTATTCGCCGCCGAAGCCAGCCGCAACGAAGATGACCGTGTCGCCAAGATGCAACGCGGCGAAGAAGCAGCCAAGAAGCTGCGCCTCATCGCAATCGCATACCCGATGACCACGCCTAATGAGCACACCATCTTCGGGTTCGGCGGACACCGTTTCGTGCTGGGCGACTTGCGCGATCTGTTCATGCTACCGAAACCGTAACCGGGTTCCAGGCACTCTTGACGGCACCGCGCCGCTGTGGTAATATACTGCAGCGGCGCTTCTGTATGTGGACACAATGCTACCTCAAGACCTGATCCCCTTGCCCACAATGCCCTACGACGAGAGGCCTGCTTCGCTGCCTCTGGACGTCGAAGAATGTCGCACCGCCTTGTGGAAGCAGCGCGGCAATGTCACCAAAGCGGCTGAAATGCTCAAGGTGCCCTCTTCCCGGCTCCGCGCATTCATCAAGACTTCCCCCTTCCTTTCGGCGGAGGTCAAAGAGGCGCAACAGCAGCTTCTGGATATCTCAGAGGATATCGCCTACGATGCGCTGATGGATGACGAGGACAAGGGTCGGCAAGACACCATGGCTCGGTTCATCATGACCAATCTTGGCGGCGATCGGGGGTATGGAGCCGCGAAGGGTGGTGTCACCATTAATGCCCCGAAGGGCACCATTAACATCTCTTGGGCCGATGGGACCTCCTTCCAGCCGGAAGAGAGTGACGCGAAGGTAATCGAGCATGAGTGACAAATCTGAAATCGACACTGCAGACCTAGGGCTTGCCCTGGCATTCCTATCCCCCAAGACATCTGGGGTCAAAGATAAGTGGAAGGTAACGTTCGATACTGGTGTCGTCATGTTCGTGCCTGACCGGGTATTCTCCACGATGACTTTTCATCTCCAAGAGAAAGACCCGGCATGAACAATTACGCGGAAGCGCCGAAGCCAGAGGCGCTGGCAACGCGGATCATTATTCCGTATACCCCGCGTGAGCATTTTAAGCCTCTGCACGCCTCCGAAAAGCGTTGGAAGTTCGTTGTAGCGCATCGCCGCGCTGGCAAGTCAGTCGCCGCCATCAACGAGATGATTAAGTCGGCGCTTCAAAACAAGCGCAAATTCCCGCATCCCCGCTACGCCTATGTTGGCCCCTCCTTCGCCCAGACGAAAGACCTTATCTGGGGATATCTTAAGCATTATACGAGTGTCCTGCCAGATGTCAAGTACTCTGAAAGCGATCTCACTTGCACTCTACCCAATGGTGCCACCATCAGTCTTTACGGAGGCGCAGCCGCTTACGAGCGTATGCGCGGTCTCTATTTTGACGGAATTATGCTGGATGAGTTTCCTCTCCTCAATCCGTCCGTATTTTCCACTGTCGTTCGTCCTTGTCTGGCTGATTATCGCGGTTGGGCGATCATAAGCGGCACGTCCAACGGCGACGATCACTTCCACGAGCTTAAGAAAAAGAACTTCCTCGATCCCTCCTGGGACTTCTTCGTTATCCCGGTGACCGAAACCGATGCGCTGCATCCAGACGAAGTCGTCGAAATGACGAAGGATATGACGGCGGAAGAGTACGCCCGCGAAATGCTCTGCAGCTTCGACGCTCCGGTCGAGGGCGCATATTACGCGGACCTCATGAACCAAGCCGAGGCGGCGGGCAGGATCACGGGGGTTCCGTACGATCCAACGCAGCCCGTCGTCACTTGGTGGGACTTGGGTATCGACGATTACATGGCCATCTGGTTTGTCCAGAAGGCAGGCGGCGAGCTTCACGCCATCGACTACGAAGAATTCACCGGAAAAGGCCTAGAAGATGCCCTGAAAATGGTTAAAGGCACTTGGGTCGATCCGATCAAGGGCGAAGTGCCGGAACGCATCAGACACCGCCAGAAGTACACCTTCGGCTCTCATGTCCCGCCGCACGACATCAGAGCTAGGGAGCTTGGGACCGGTAAGAGCCGCTACGAGGTTATGGTCGGTCTTCTGCCCGAGAGCGAACCGATCTTCATCGCCCCCTCCCTTTCGCCGGAGGATGGCATTCAGGCTGTTCGGTCGACGCTGCCGCTCGTGTGGTTCGACAAGGTTAAGACAGAGCAGGGCCGATCCGGTCTTCGCAACTATCACCGCTCCAAGGCGGGTAAGCCGGTCCACAACTGGGCTTCGCATGCTTCCGATAGTTTCCGGTATGGCTCGGTCTCTATCTCGCAAGTCATGGGCTACTTGACTTCCAACAATGTCGTCTCAATTCGCTCTGCGAAGGCGCTTCGCAAGAACATCAGGAGAGCCCGGTAATGGAAACAATCTTCACCAACTCAGGCGTCGGCGGGACCGGCAACGTCATCCTCACGGGTGAGCCCGGCGATCCGGAAAGCTACGAGTCCCGCGTTCGCGCGCTCATCGAAGACGCCGTGGACTTCGAGCAGAGCTATCTCGCGCCTTATCGCGAGGAAAATCAGGCGTACTACAACGGCATTGCTCCGGCTCTGGGCGGTCCAGACCCCGATGAAGAGTTCGACAGCACCAACAAGTCGTCCTTCATCTCCACTGATGTCCGCGACACCATTCTGGCGGTGATCCCGTCGCTTATCCGCATCTTCACGGCGGGCAGCGAAAAAATCGCCAATTTTGTGCCGCGCCGGGAAGCCGATCAGGAGATGGCCGACCAGCTTTACGACTATCTCAACTACGTGTTCTACAACGACAACGAGGGGTTCTTGATGCTCCACTCGGTGTTCAAGGACGCGCTGACCGTCAAGGGCGGCATCACCAAATGGTGGACCGACACCGACACGGAAATCGAGGAAAACACCTACCAGAACCTTTCGCCGGAGCAATACCAGTCCCTCATCTACGAGATGGGCGAAGATGGTGAGGTCACCGAACTTGAGCAGACCAGCGAAGATGTAATCGATCTGGTTACGATCCGCAGCGTCGTTACTAAGCCTGTTACGAAGGCGGACGCAGTTCCCCCGGATGAATTCCGCATCTCGCGCGACGCTAAATCGGTGAAGTCGGCGGGTCTCGTCGGCCACGAGAGGCTTGTCCCGGTGTCGTTTCTCATCCAGAAGGGCGTCGACCCGGATGACATTCGCGCCAATATGACGCAGCAGCTTTACTACTCCGACGAGCGATTCCTGCGCAATCCCGGACTGGTTGACGAGCGCGTCATCGAGGGTGTTCAATACGGCGAATTCTTCATCCGCATCGACGGCGACGGCGACGGTATCGACGAACTTCACTACATCTGCACGATGGGCAGCAACTACACCATCATTCACGACAGGATCGTTTCACACGTCAATTTCGCCCTGTGGGGTTCCGACCCCCGCCCACATACGGCTATCGGTGATTGCCTCGCTGACATTACGAAGGACATTCAGAAGTTCAAGACAAACATGATGCGCGGCCAGCTGGACAATCTGGCTGAAAGCATGAACCCGCGTACTGTCGTCAATGAACTCGTCACCAACATCGATGACGTTCTGTCCGACGAAGTGGGTGCAGTCATCCGCACGAGGGGCGACCCCAACGCCGCTGTGGCGTTCTCGAAGACCCCGTACGCGGGCGCAGAAGTCCAGGTGAGCATCGACTATCTGGACAAGGTCCGCGCAAGCCGCACCGGTATCACGGAAGCCTCCAAGGGCCTCGACCCGAAGGCGATGCAGTCGACGGCTCTAACCGGCATCGACGCTATCATTTCGGGGGCTCAGGAGCGCATCGAACTGATTGCTCGCATCCTCGCTGAAACCGGTCTCAAGCCGATGCTGCAGGGTCTGGCGCGCGAAATCGTCAACAACCCTTCCCCGGAGCGCACGATCCCCATCCGGGGCAAGTACGTCACCATCAACCCTTCGAAGTTTGACCCGACGATGAGGGTAGAGATCAACCCGACCCTCGGTAAGGGCTCCGACGTTATTCGCCTGCAGGCCCTTGGCAGTATCGAAAACGCCCAGCTGATGATCATCGAGAAGTTTGGCATCGCGAATCCCATTGTGACGCCTCAGATGTACCTGAACACCAAGCAGGATCAGCTGGCACTCGCCAACATCAAAAACTTTGGCCGTTATTTCGGTTCGCTTACGCCGGAGATCATGAAGGCGATCACCGAGGCTCCCAAAGAACCCGATCCGGCTACTGTTCTGGCTCAGGCGGAGCTCGAAAAAGTCAAGAAGGACGTTCTCGTCGCCACCGGCAAGCAGGAAAACGACAACGCCCGCCTCCAGCTGGACACCGCCGTTGCCAAGAACGATGCGGACTTCGAGCGCGACAAGCTCAACGTCAACGCCATGCTGGAGCTCGCCAAAATCTTCGGCGAGAAGGCCGCCAATCCGCAGGTGCCCGAGGGCATCCTTTCAGCTAACCAGCAAGACGAAGGCGTCTGACCATGTCGAAAATGAGTATCAACGACCGCATCGCTCTCGGGGAGGAAGCCGGGAGGATGCTGGCCGAGGCTTCCATGTTCAACGGGATCGTCAACTCGATCGTCAAAGAACAGATCGTCGCTCTGATGGGTTCGACGCCCGGCTCCGAAGCCGGTATCCAAGCCCACGCTATCCTTTCGGCGTTGGAGAAGATCAAGGGCAGTATTAAGGCCATTCAAAACGATGGCGCAATGGCCAGAAAGGATGCGGAAAAGGGTTAGAACCCACTAGCGTTCCGAGTATACTTGACTTCCCACACTAACCGTGCTACAGTGCACATAGGAGTTCAGAATGTCCGACGGTATTGAACAAGCCGCAGCTGCCTTCGATCTGGCAATCGGCAACACAGCCCCCAAGAGCGTTCCATCGGGCGGCTCCGAGGTGAAGGCGCGTCCGGAGCCGGTCTTCGACAACATGGGCGTCCTCGAAAATGAGGAGGAAGCCGCTGGCGGCGACAATCAGGTTCACCGCGAATTTAAGAAGCGCCCCGCCAAGAAGGCCGACAATGAGGGGCTGACCGACGAAGAGATCGCTGCCCTCGAAAATGGCGACGAGAACTTCTACAACGGCGACCCCGAGGAAGAGGGCGACGACGTCGACGAGAACGCCGATGACGACGAGGACGCCGACGAGGACGCCGACGAGGACGCCGACGACGAAGAAGAAGACAAGGAGTTCCTTGACACCCCCGTCAAGGTGATGATCGACGGCGAGGAAAAAGAAGTTCCTGTCCGCGAGGCGCTGAATGGGTATATCCGCGTTCAGACGTTCCACAAGCGGATGAACGAGGTTTCCGAGGCCGGCAAGACGGTTCAAGCGGCGGCTGAGAAGATCATCGCGGACCGCAACAAGGTTTTTGCTTCCCTTGAGGAGGCTGAAGAAATTCTGTCGAGCATCATGCCGACGGAGCCCGACTGGGACAAGATGTTCGAGGCAAACCCAGCCGAGGCTCGTTCGCTGCAGAAGCAGTACGACAGCTACAAGGCTAAGGTGGCCGATATCCGCAAGAAGCGGGAAGAGGCTATCCGGAAGGCACAGGAAGACGACGCGGCGGAGCTCGTTGCTTTCGCCAAGGCCGAATTCCCCAAGTTCGCCAATTACGCCAAGTGGCGTGACAAGGCGGACATGATCAAGGATACCAAGAGCATGCGTCGCACGGCGCTTTCTGTTGGGTTTTCCGAGAAAGAGGTCAGTGAGGTCCTCGATCACCGCATGCTTGTGGTGCTGTTGAAAGCCTCGAAATATGACCGCATTATGGCATCAAGGCCGAAGCCAGTCAAGAAGGCTGGTGGCTCGCCGATGACCCCCGGAGCGGGACGCGCTGCGAAGCGCACGGCTCACAAAGGGATTGTCGGGGCACAGAAGAAGCTGAGCAAGACTGGCTCAGTTGAGGACGCCGCAAGCGTCTTTGCCCAGATAATCAACCAGTAGGAGCTTCCCGTGGCAAAAGTCACAAACGCTTTCACCACCTATCAGGCGCAGGCCAACCGCGAAGACCTGTCGAACGCGATCTACAACATCGATCCGTTCGACACGCCGATCATGTCCATGTCGCGCCGCCGCAACGTCAAGAACCGTCAGTTCGACTGGCAGACCGAACACCTGCCGGACGTCGACGAGAACAACGCGCAGGTTGAAGGTTTCGAGCTCGCTCGCTCGGCTTCGACCCCGACCGTCCGTCTGTCCAACGTCACGCAGATTTCCAAGCGCGATGCGACCGTTTCCGGTTCGCAGGAGAGCTCGGACGCTGCCGGCAAGGGCTCGGAAATGGCTCACCAGATGGCTCTCCAGTCCAAGGTCCTCAAGTCGGACATGGAGAAGATTCTGTCGGGTCGTCAGGCTCGCGTCAACGGCGACGACACCACCCCGACTGCCCGCAAGACCGAAGCTATCTGCCACTGGATCGCCAGGGCTGTCGACCGCGCCGCCGTTGCAGGCGCTGCTGTCGTCGGCTACAAGACCGGCCTTCCGGCAGTTGCTACCGACGCTTTCGCTGCTGTCGCCGGAGCCAATCAGGTTCCGCTGACCGAAGTCATGGTCGGTGACGCAATGCAGGCAGCCTACAACAACGGCGCCTCGCCTTCGATCATGGTTGTCCCCCCGTCGATCAAGCGCACGGTTTCGACCTTCCAGGGTCGCAACACGACGCAGGTCATCGTCGGGCGCACCGAGGTTGTCGCCACCGTCGACGTCATCGCGACCGATTTCGGCCGCATCAAGGTGATGCCGTCGCGCTGGATTCCGACCGACACCTCGCTCCTGCTCGACCCGGCGTTCATCGCGGTTGGCTTCTTCCGTAACTTCCGTCAGATTCCTCTGGCGAAGATCGGTGACGCCGAAACCCGCATGATCCTCACCGAGTGGGGCATCGAGATGCGCAACCCCCTCGCTCACATCCTGTTCAACGGTGTGAAGCAGGGCGACGTCATCGGCAGCTAAGCCTCCCAAGGCACCCGCCCCCGCGCTTTTCGGCGCGGGGGCTCAACCCGTAGGAGAGCAAAGTGGCTAAATACGCTCCTGTCTACATGTCGGTGTACGATGGCGCTGATCTTGTCGCCCTTACGCTGGACAACAACGAGTTCTCCGAGAACAGCGCGGAGGACACCCCAATCGGTGATTTCATCGGCGTTTCTGTGGGGTCCACCCTTTCACTGACCGATGACGCTGGGGATAGGGTTAAGCTGTCCGGAAACAGCTTGCTAGTTGGTCCGACCCCTTCGGCGGCTGGCACGCACAACTTCACTGTCCGTGAAACCAACGAGGGCGTTACCCGCGACACCAACCTGTTCGTGTCCGTGTCTGCCTAACAACCAAGGAGGCCGCAATGGATCGCGCTAAGTTTTACTCGGCAATTCGCGGCCCCCTTTTCGCTGGAGCGCTCTCGCAAAGTCAGGTCAATGGCTTTACGCGATTGCTCGACGTCTGGGAGGAGTATTTCTCAGACGGTTTCGTGGATGAGTTGGCTTACGATCTGGCTACGTCCTACCACGAGACTGCTTACACGATGCAGCCGATCACCGAAAGGGGTTCGCGCGAGTACTTCAACAAGTATGAGCCCGGCACTCGGATCGGCAAAATCCTCGGGAATACCCAGAAGGGCGACGGATACCGTTTCCGGGGCGAAGGCGACGTTCAGAATACTGGTCGCGCCAATGCTATCAAAGCCACCAAGCGCCTTAACGAGCTTTTTCATCTCGGCATCGACCTCGAAAAAAACCCTGAAAAGCGGGGAGACCCGTTCATCAGCGCCATGTCGCTGTTTCTGGGTAATCGCGAGGGCTGGTGGACCGGCAAGGAGCTCCGGGATTACGTCGACGGTATTGACGAGAGCGACGAGGAAGACCTCCGCGAGTTCATCAATTCGCGTGGAGTGGTGAACGGCACCGACAAGGCTGCCAAGATCGCCGGACATGCCCTCGTTTTCAAGCGCGCCCTCGAAGTTGCCGGCTACAAGCGCGGCGGCAAGGGCAACGGCCCCATCATCGTGAAGGTGCCATCGGAATCCAACAACCTTGAGCCTGAGCCCAGCTTCCTCAGATGGCTTCTCAGCCTCGTTTTCAGGAGAGCACGATGAGCAACCAGCAGCCCTTCATCGGCGGTCTTATCGCCGGAAAAGTAGCGGGCAAGGTTATCGACGGTATCGTAGACCGCCTCGTGGCCCACAAGAACATTCCGGTCACCCGCAGGGACGCGCCTAAGGTACGGGAGGTGGTGACCCAGGAGGTCAAGGAATATACTGAAAACGCCACCAATAACGAGCCGTGGTATCGTTCGCGGGTCCTCATCGGCGGTTTCGGTGCGCTGATGGTGCAGACTGGCAACATCGTTGTCATGCTCACGGACGATGTCCCCAACTCGATGGAAGACTATTGGGGGCAGATCGCAGTCATGGTCCCGATCCTGTTCGCTATTTACGGGCGCTTGGCTACAAGGAAACCCTTGGGGAGGTAAAACGGGAGGTGACGACCGTGAACCAGAACAGGCAGATCAACGTGAATTGGTTCAACATCAATGTGCCGACTATCCTGGCTGTCGTAGGGGCAGCCATCGGCATCATTAAATACATCGACGATGTTGACGACAGGTCCGCTCGAACTGAGATTGCGATGGCGGAGATGAAGGGGCAGATCGAGCCCCTTACCGCCATCCCTTTTCGGGTACTCAACAACGAGGGGGCTATCGCGCAGCTGAGCCGCCGTGTCGACCAGATTTCCGAAACCGTCATTAACGCGGTCGAGGCAATAAGGAACGACATTAGCGGCCTCTCCACTAAGGTCGAGGTCCAGTCGACGAAAATTGACAACCTCACCGACAAGGTGGACCGAATGGACTCCAAGCCGAAGCCAACCGGGTTCCGGCAGTAATTGACACAGGCAGCATGGGCGTGCTACTATGGAATCGAGATTAGTATACCGGAACTCTGACGGAGTTCGCAGGACCTCCATCGTCGACGACGCGGACCCGGAAACCCTCCGGGTCTTCACCGAAGTCCAGATGGACGACATTCTCAAGAGCATCGAGCGCGATCGTGATAATCACAAAGAGCGCTCCACCAACAAGTTGTTGGCCAGGGTGCCTCTTACAATCTACGAGCAATCGCTCCTAGAGCAGTGGGACGAAGCCGACTGGACGAAGTGGCTCAACGACCCCGACAACTCCGTTTTTAGGGTGTGGAAGGGTCGGGTATGACCGCCATTGGCGATCACTGCAGCGTCATCCGGGGCTGGGTTAACTTCGAATACGATGATGCCCTGATCACGTCTTGGACGCGGATGGCGGAGGAACTTATTTCCACCGTCCTGCGTTGCAAGCACATGATCCAGATCGATACGGGCGTCGTCCGTAACGGTCGCGTGCTGCTACCGACTGACTGGCTCGAACTGGACTTCGTGCGGGACCTTGACTTCAACCGCCCGCTTACTTATCGCGAGCGCACGCAGTTCTACTCGAACCCCGATCCGCTCGACGCCAATTACAACATCGGAAGGTACACCCTGTCGGGCAACTTCCTGATGACCAATCCCGTTGAAGAGACTGACGGGCGCAACATCGAGCTCACCTATTATCAGGCGATCCCGCCGTTGGGCGACGACATCAACTGGTTGATGCAGTATTACTCCCGCCTCTACGTTACTGCCACCCTTTCGGTGGCGACGATGTATTCGATCGAAGATGACCGGGCGGCGACGTGGCAGGCTGCCATGCAAACGTTCATCGACAGCATCAATGAAGAGCACATCAAGTCGAAAACGAGCGGCGGTCTGTTGATACTGCCCGGCAAGACGAAAAAGAAGGGATTTGGCTGATGTCTCAGCTTGGACCAACAGCCGAAGCGCTGATCCTCACCGCCCTGCTCGCAGGGCGATACGTGTCGCTCCACACTGGCGCTCCTGGCAACACGGGGGCTTCCGAGGTAGCCGGTGGGTCCTACGCTAGGCAGGGACCAGTGACCTTTGCGCAGGCTGGAACCAACCCGACAGTGTCCACCAACACGGCGGCGATCCAATTCCCCCAAGCATCTGCGCCGTGGGGAACTATCACCCATTTCGCCACTTGGGACGCTGTGTCAGGCGGCAATTTCCTCGGCGGTGATGCAGTGACTGCGTCGAAAGTCGTCACCACAGGCGACATCGCCCGGTGGGAAATCGGAACTCTTGCGGTGTCGGTGGACTAATGGGTTACCTCTACGGGGCCAACACATACGGATCAGGATTGTTCGGTATCGAGTATACCGGCCTTTCCGGTTCTGTGTCTGTCCTCGTGGCGTACTCCGCGACGAGCATCCAGCTATGGAAGCCCATGGCGGGCACGATGACCGTGTCAGTATCGTTCGCCACCAACAATGATTTCACCACCTTTCACAAATTTGAAGGGGCGATGTCCGTCGAGGTTAACTTCTCCGCTGAACCTTTCCTGGGCATCTTTGCGCTCGAGGGGGCGATGTCTGTCCGCGTCGATTTCCTGGGCGACCTTTCGACGGGGCCGTTGTGGAATCCGCAAACGCCGGAAGACGACGGGTGGTCGCCCGTAACTCCTGAACAGGGCATCTGGACGCCCATTACCCCGGTCGGGTGGAACTAATGGCTGACAGCACAACCACCAACTACAATTTCGTCCAGCCCGAAGTCGGGGCGAACAATAACACTTGGGGCCCGAAGATCAACACTACGATCTCGGACATTGACGCCCAGATTAAAAACCAAGACATCGACAAGGCTGTAGCGAAAACTACGCTGGCGGACGCCGACACACTCGGTCTGCGCGACAGCGCAGCATCCAACATCCTCAAAAAGATCACGTGGGCTAACATAAAGGCCGCACTTTTCGGCAGCCCGGTAACCATCACAAACGCCGCTGGTGGTGCTTTGCTTACATTGGTGAGCACTGAGAGCACCAACGTGTCAGGGCCTAGCATAAACCTCTATCGAAACTCTGCCTCACCGGCCGTTAACGACGTATTAGGGGCGATTCTTTGGACCGGTGAGGACAGCGCGGGCAATGTAACGGATTACGCCCAACTTTACCCGATAATCCTGGACCCGGTCAACGGTAGTGAAGACGTTACGATAAGATTGGCCACAGTTAATGCCGGAACGTTAAGCAGCCGCTTGGACGTTGGGCAGGGTTTGTTCATGGCCGGCACGGTTGACCCCGGTGTCGGCAAGATTAATGCCGTTGATTACAGTAAGAATGGCGTGGCACTTCCACTAACTGTGGGGTTTATAAGCGCTGATCAGACTGTCACTGCTGGCACCAATTTGATCACAGTGGCTCACTCGCTCGGCGTTGTGCCCAAACTACAGCAAGTAGTGATGAAGTGTATTACTGCTGAGTTCGGCTACGCTATCGGCGACGAAGTCCCGGTTCCCTATGTCGATGACGCTGGCTCGTCTTCAATATCAAATGCCGCCAACAGCACAACACTGTACTTTCTTTCTAATGTGGTCCCGCGTGTTCGAAATAAGTCCACCGGCGCTGTTGTGACCCCCACAGCCGCCAATTGGAAGTTCGTTCTAAAGGCGTTCGCTTGATGGCTAAATATTACACAGACGTGACGGGAAAGTATGTCGGGTCGTTTGACGGCGTTTGGGTTCAGGACCCCGCAGACGAGCAGGGGGATTTGCCGCCTCAACGGTGGGTTTTCCCAGAAGTCCCGGTTGGTGCGATTGAGGTAGCCTCACCGCCAAGTGATTCACGGCAGGTCTACAGCAACGGGGCATGGCAGCCCGTTGTACCTGCCGTCATAACTGCCGAGGATCAAGCTAGGCTAAACGCGGCGCTTGTGGAAGAGGGGTCGGTTGTCCGCGCCCTCGGTTTGGTACTCCTCAACACTATGAATGCCCAGAACATCGTAACGATGAACGCGGTGAACGAGCTTCGGACCAAGGCGTCCCTCCCGGCTTACACCGTCGCGCAGTTCAAAGCCGCCCTTTCGGCGCAGCAGGGCGTTCCCTTCTATACGATGGCTGAATTCTTGGCCGCGCTTCAAGCGAAAATGAGGTAACGCCGAAATGGCCGACTCACTTACAGCCAACTACAACCTCGTCAAGCCGGAAGTCGGTGGCTCCGGTACCACTTGGGGCGACAAGACCAACGAGAATTGGGATGAAGTCGACGGCCTCATCAAGGGGCTGGACGACGACAAGTTCCAGGCTGGCTTCCTGCATGCCCTGACCGAAAAAACGTCGGTGGTCGACGCCGACGAGTTTCATCTGACGGACAGCGCGGCAACGTTTGCCGACAAGCGTATCACCTTCGCTACGATCAAGGCAGCGCTCAAGTCCTACTTCGACCAGTGGCTCTACGCCCCCGGCGACATTAAGTACTCGTGCGTCAAGGCGGCTCCTTCTGGCTGGCTTATCCTCAACGGCAACTCCATCGGCAACGCGGCGTCGGGCGGCACGGCTCGCGCCAACGCGGACACTGCTGTCCTTTTCGCTATTCTCTGGGACAACTACGCCCAGACAGAGCTTCCGATCCAGACGAGCACGGGCGCAGCTTCCACGCGCGGCGCAAGCGCCGCTGTTGACTACGCCGCCAACAAGCGCATGCCGCTTCCGGATATCCGGGGCCGCGTCGTTGCAGGCTGGGACAACCTCGCGAACGTCGCTCGCCTTACGGCTCCCTTGGACGACACTTTCGGCGCAGCGGGTGGCTCTGCAACTCACACGTTGTCTTCCGCAGAAATGCCCGTCCACACGCACGACGGCTCTTCCCTGTCCACCAACACTACCGGCGCTCACGGGCACACTATCGCGATGGAAACGTCGGGCGACGATAACCCCGGTGGCGGTGACAGCCGCATTTCCACCTCGGGCGGCAGCAGTGGTTCCGCCAACCCCGCCACCTACATTTCAGCCAACTCCGCTGGCAACCACGCCCACACGGTCTCCGGCAACGTCGGCAATGCGGGTACCGGCAACGCTCACAACAACACTCAGCCCACTATCATCGCAAATGTGCTGATCAAGCTATGAACGACATCACGATCGATTTTCCTCCCGGCGTAGTCAACGTCGCTTCCAAGCGAAAGAAGACGGCTAGCTGGCGCGAGACAAACCTGATTCGTTGGGAGGGTGTTACCCTGCGCCCCATCGGCGGCTGGGAGGAAATCGACTACCCTGCTTTCGCCTCGCGCTGCCGCGCTTCGCACAAGTGGAACGGCCTCGACGGCAAGACCTATATCGCTTATCTCTGCGAAGAGCACTGCTACGTCGACATCGACGGCGTCCTTACCGACATCACGCCGACCGGGGGCCTGGAACCCCCTATAGGCACTGACGAGGGCGGGTATGGCGACCTGCTGTACGGCGACGGCACCTACGGAACGCCCCGCTCGTCCCGCTCGCGCGCTCTTCCAGCCACCCCTTGCTTCACTCTCAGCAACTGGGGCGGCGAGCTTCGCGCGATGACCAGCCCCGATGGTCGTCTCCTGCGTTGGGACCCCGCTTTCCCGGCATCGCTGCTGACTGCCGTTACGAACGCCCCGATCGGCAACCGTTCTTTCGTTGTGACCCCAGAGCGCCACATCATCCTGTTCGGAATGGATGGTGACGCCTCGCAGTACGGATGGTGCGATCAGGAAAACGATACGAACTGGGATTTCGCTTCCACCACAAGCAAGGCCGGCAAGAACAACGTCGAGCCGCGATCCCCGATTGTTGCCCACAAGTCCATCGGCAGCAATTTCATCATGTTTACCAACGTCGCCTCCCACCGTATCTCCTATGTTGGGCTGCCTTACATCTACGCTGTTGAGAAGATTGTGGAGTGCCCTACTCCCCTTTCGGCGGCGGCGATCATCGAGACACCGGATGGGGTGTTCTGGGAGGCGGTTAACGGCTTCTGGATTTACAACGGCGTGAACATCTCCCCTGTCCCATGCCCAATCTGGGACTGGATCGACGGTCAGATCGCCATTGACGACAGCCGCTTCGAGGCGTCTATGATCAACGTCGCCGCTAAGTCGGAGGCATGGTTCTTCTTTGTATCCGCCGACCACATGGAAAACAACCGCGCGGCCATTTACAACTACAAGGAAAAGTTCTGGACGATGGCCCTCGTCGGCAGGACTTGCGGCGTCGGGTACTCCAATGACACCAACCCATTCATGTCGGATGGCCTCAAAGTCTATCGCCACGAGGTTGGCTTCGTCTATCCCGGCGCTGAAGAGTTGCCGTGGGCGGAGACGTTCACCATGAACATCATGGAGGGTGTTAACATGATGACGATCCACCAGATGCTCCCCGAAATCACAGGTCCGGTGAACAACATCTCCTACGAGTTTATCAAATCGTCGCCGCAGCTGCCTGAAACCACATCGGCGGCCAAGACGATCAAGGCAAACGGCTACGTCGATGTTCGCGAGACAGCCCGCGATTTCCGCATGCGGGTCAACATGGTCGGTAGCGAAGACTGGACGATGGGACCGACCAATCTCGATGTCAAGCCACGGGGGAAGAAATGAAGCTGCCACCAATCCCGCAGACTGACAACGCGCAGCTTAATCAGTGGATGCGCGACGTATCAAATGCTGTCGATCGCGAGTTCCTGCAGTATATTCCGAAACGCACCGCTACGGATTCCGTACTACTTGCGTCCCCGAACGGTTCGGTGTATAGTGTGGCGGTGGACGACGCCGGAACCCTAACTGCGACATTGGTGCTCGGATGAACCACCCCTTGAAGGAAACAGTCGAACAGCTACTCGCCGAAAGGGGCGGGCTGTACACTTTCGATGACATAGTGGCTCTTGTCCGTGCCGGGCAGATGCAGAGTTTCTCACTGAACGATTCGTGGGCCGTTACGCAGGTCTGTGAATTCCCCCAAAAGAAAGCCCTCAACATTGTTTTCATGGTGGGCGATCTGGACGACTTGGAAATACTCGAAGCGGACCTTATCGGCTTCGCTCGTGAGCACGGTTGCGATCTGGGATTTGCCGATGGGCGCATGGGTTTCATGCGGAAGGCCTTTCCCGGCTGGAACATGGTGTCAGCCACCTTCGTAAAGGATTTCACCGATGGCGCCTAAACAGCCGACAACGACTACCCAGATCAGCAAGGTCGAGCTTCCCAAGTGGGTCGACGAGGCGGCGCAAAGCAATTACAAGCTTGCTGAGCAGATCGCCAACAAGCCCTACAACCCGTATCAGGGTCAGACTGTCGCCGGGACCTCCCAGACGACCCTGGACGCTTACGACCTGTTCAAGAACACACTAGGCGCGGGCTCCGAAGCTCTCACGGGCGCGGGCAACATGTTTGCCAAGCAGGGTGCGGGTCTCGCCGGTCTGAACCGCGACGACTACATGAACCCGTTCATCAACGAAGTCGAGAGCAAGGCTCTAGGCGCGCTTGATGAAAGCCGCGTCAAGTCCCTGATGGGCAACGCGGACAAGGCCATTGCTGCCAAAGCCTTTGGCGGTTCGCGCGCGGCGATCGTCGACGCGGTGACCAACTCCGAGGCGGCGAAGAGCGCCGGCCAGCTTTCGGCGGGCCTCCGCTCCGAGGGCTTCGACAAGGCTACGCAGTCGATGCTGGCAGACCTCCAGTCGGCGGGTTCCGCTGGGCAGGGCATGCTTTCGCAGGCTCAGGCCGAAATGGACAAGCGCAACAAGGACTTTGCCGGCATGCTCGGCATCGGCCAGCAGGAGCAGCAGCAGACGCAGCGCGAGCTCGACGACGCCAAGGGCAAGTTCGATCAGGCCGAAGGCTACGATCTGGAGCGTCTCAACGTTCTACTGTCGTCGCTGGGCATGTCGCCCTACGGTAAGACCGAGAACACGCAGAAGACAACCTCCGGAGGCGGCGGCACTGACTTCGCCCAAATGGGTCTCGGCATCCTTTCGCTGCTCGGCGGTATCTTCGGCATCTCCGACAAGACGCTCAAGACGGACATCGAAAAGGTGGGTCAGTCCAAAATCGCGGACGTCCCGATCTACTCCTACCGCTTCAAGGGCGCGCCCAAGAAGTCCAAGAAGATCGTTGGCCCAATGGCTCAGGACGTCGAGCGCGTCAAGCCGGACGCAGTCATCGAGATCGGCGGTAAGAAGGCAGTCCGCAAGGACGTCCTCGGCATCCTGTCCGATCCGAAGTACATCGGGGAGAAGTGAGACATGGCCGGCATTGAAGAATACATCAGGCAGGCTGCTCGCGCTCGCGGCATCGATCCGGACATCGCAGTCCGGGTTGCGCGCTCCGAAGGTGGCCTGAAAGACCCGTACCGTCGCGGAGAGGGGCCTGCTCCGCGCAGCCAGCGTTATGGCGGCACCGAGCACTCCTTCGGTCCGTTTCAGCTGTATCTCAGCGGAAACAACGCGGGGCTTGGCGACCGTGCCTTGGCGGCGGGCATCGATCCTCGTAAAGATTGGCAGGGTGGCATCGACTTTGCGCTTAATGAAGCGGCGCAGAAGGGTTGGGGCCAATGGTACGGCGCAGCTAAGGCCGGTATCGGCAATAGGGACGGCATCGGCGGCGCTCGCGGTATCACCATCAACAGTGGCCCGCAGATGGCGGCGCTGCCCGAGCCGGGCCAGATGGCTCCGCCTATCCTCGGCGGTCGGAATATCGAAGACCGTCCCGTGGCAGGTGTTCTGGCAGCCCCCACGGAGTCGGTCACCGCAGCGACGCCCGACGCCAGCCCGTGGGATGTATTCAAGGCAGATGGCGTCAAGGCGGGATTGAACGCCGCAGCGGAGAACACCAAGGTTGGCAAGGGCTTTGACACCCTCCTTTCGGCGATGGGTGGGGGTTCCAGCCGCGATGCCCAGGCAGAGGCGCACGCGGTGCCAATCCAGAGCTCGCTGCCCGCTCTCGAAGCAGTTGACGCTACGCGAATGGCGCAGGCTCAACAGCTGATGCAGTCTGTACTAGCGGCCAAGCGCAAGAAGGTGCCTGGCCTTAGCCTGATGGGGTAACGAAATGGCTATCGGTGATATCATCTTCCAGCTGATGGGCAAAGAAGACCCCAGGCAGGCGCTGGCACAGGCCATGGCCGGGCGGGGTACGCCCGCTACGCCACAGGCTAGCGTGGATACGTCGGCGGCTGCAGCCCCCGCCCGGC